ATAATATTTTCTCCCCATCCCAAACTTTATAGGTATCATTTTCTTTTTCACACTCTGTACAGACAATAAACTTATCTATGTAGCCTGTTTCAGGACATTGAGTTTCAAATTTACTATAGATTTTAGTTTGTTCTATGCAAATATCACATATATAATAATCCATAATATCTCCCTACCAAGCCAAACGGCTTGGGTTATAGTTAAAGTCTTGAGGGTTACTAGTAAATCCATAAGCTTTCCACCATCCTTTTGCCTTATGATAAGTACCTGTTTCGTTATAACCTTTGGTAGAAGCCTCGGTCATAGCAGTTTTTCTCCACTCAAGGAAGGCTAAATCTCTGAATTTATGTAAAGGAAGCCTTGCTTTGTGGTTATTTGATTTCATGGTTACCCATTTTCTGCCTACTTTTACTTCATAAAGTCTCGTCCCATACTTGCCAAAGAATAAAGTTTGGTAGTGGTCTGACATCTGAGGATTTGTTAGCCTTTCCATACGCTTTTCTGATACATTTTCGATTAGATTTTCCATACATTTTCCTGAACTCAAAAGTTCGGTTTGCAAAACAGCTTGATTGCCGATTTGCCCCAACAAGTTTAAGGATTGATTTTTGATTTGTCAAGTGAAACACACAGGTAAACCATAAACGTAAACAGTTTACACACACACCTGTAAATAAACTTTACATGATGTTTATACATAAACTTTACACGCCTACATGCGTAAATATTTTGCCGACCCATTAAAACCTCAGATATAAACTTTTCAGGCGTATGTGTGGATTATACGTAATCATGATGCGTAAATTCTTACGCAGGGAAATCAAAGTCTTAAACGACTTTGTAGATTTTAGGGGTGCTGGTGCTGATTTTTGACAGGGATTTGAGAGATTTTACTTTCTTCATGCGTGTTAACGCACATAAGAAAGGTGTTGACAATTTTCAGAGGGTATGAGTACAATGTTTCGGCAATTCAATATCGAGTTGCTTAATAGACTCTAGAGTCTAGGAAAATATTATGGCAAAATCTGCTAAAACTGTTGTGAATACTGAAACTACTACAAATAAATTTGTAGTGAAAGACCCTAAAGCTAAAGCTTCTTACCCTATGGTCAGAATGTTAGCTTCGTACTTTAGCAAAGCTAAGGGTTGTCCGAAGGACATCAAATGGGGAACGGTTCATGGTCATTACGTTCAGAGACTGAACTGTACGACTAATCCCTTGCTTCAAGGGGAAGTGGATACTCTTAAAGGACTTAAAGGTTTACCTTTAACTACCCTAAAGGCTATTCGTTCTTACAAGAAGCTTGTAAGCTAAGTAGCATAGCTACTTACTAAAGCCCTTCGGGGCTTTTTTTTGGTCTGTAATTCCCTAAAGTCTTTAAAAGACTTCAACACATGTAAAGACTTTTAAAGTCTTACTCCCCTATTTCCCTGCCCAAATCATAGATTTGTCCTACGGAAACACCCAAGCTTGTTAACGCACGGATGGACTCCTAAGAGTCTTTACAGGTATGCGTTAACATGTAGGCGTGGTGAGTCTAAGCTTTGCTTAAAAATGCTGTGAGAGGCTTTAGAATGCTGTATAAACTGGTAAACTCTGCAGAGTTTGTAGAGTTATAAAACACACACCTATTTTCTCTGAAAATCTTGGTAACTTCATAGCTTGGTAAACTCTTTGAGTTTAGTCTCGGTAAATTTTGGTAAGTTCTTAAGAGTTTTCAAGTCGTTTAAGACTTGAAGTAGGGAACAACATCTCAAACCTATTAAACTCTTAAGAGTTTAGGGGTAGGGCAAGACCACCACCCCCCCACCCGTATATATATACTAAATCATCTACATTTTCAGGAAAAACGAGTGTATACCAGAAAGGTTTGTTCGGGCTCAAAAAGGTTTGTTCGGGCTTAATAGGTCTTGATATGTTTTGGAAAGTATTGGAGGAGGATAGGTATTCAACCCCGGCACACTTAATGTTATTATAGACAGTATTTCATGTTTTGTCAAGGGTATTGGAATATATTTTATAAGGGGTTGACAAAGTCTATATAAAACTCTATAATAGTTACATGTCATCATTAGCTACAAAAAGAAAACTAACAGAAAAACAAGAGAACTTCCTTAATAATCTTATAGAAACTAAGGGAAACCTCAAACTGTCAGCCGAACTTGCAGGTTATTCGGGCAATCACTATCAGGTTATACAATCCCTTAAACATGAAATAGTAGATTTAGCCTCAGATGTACTTGCAAGGGAAGCCCCTACAGCTGCCTTTAAACTAGTGGAGGTTTTACAGAGCAACAAGCCTATACCTCAAGCTAACATAAAGCTACAAGCAGCACAGACTATACTTGATAGAGTTGGTCTAGGTAAGAAAGAAAGATTAGAAGTAAATCACAATGTAACCGGTGGTATTTTTATACTACCCGAAAAGCAAATAATAGATGTAGAAACTATTGATGCTGAATATGAGGACTAAAGATGACTGTTGAATATAGAGGAGAAACCTTTTCAGGGTATAATAAACCTAAGAGGACTCCAAAACATCCTACCAAGTCTCACGTAGTGTTAGCAAAAGAAGGCAGCACTATTAAGATGATTAGGTTTGGAGAACAAGGAGCTTCTACTGCAGGGAAACCTAAAGCAGGAGAATCAGATAAGATGAAAGCTAAACGTAAGTCTTTTAAAGCTAGACACGGCAAGAACATTTCTAAAGGAAAAATGTCTGCAGCTTACTGGGCTGACAAGGTTAAGTGGTAAAGTGGGAAAACAAATAGGCAGTGACGAAAAACCTATGACATTCAAGTCACCTATATATAAGAAGACTGATGGTGGTAAGGGTGCAAACCCTAGACCCGGTGTTTATACAAAACAATATAGAGATAACTGGGATGTAATTTTTGGTAAGAAAAATGGCAACAAAAAAGAAAAGTAAATCAACCGTAAACAGTGCTGGTAACTATACCAAGCCATCTTTGCGTAAGAGACTTTTCGAGTCGGTTAAACGGGGTACCTCTGGAGGTAAAGCCGGTCAATGGTCTGCTCGGAAAGCCCAGCTCTTAGCAAAGAAATATAAAGCTGCTGGAGGTGGCTATAAATGATAAAAGAATACATGGATAAAATAAAGAAGTGTTACTCAAAGATATTTAAAAAAGCTTTAACACCGGAGAAAAAAAAGAATGCCAAAAGCAAAAAGTCAATTAAGTCTTGATAAATGGACAGGAGAAAAGTGGGGAACTAAAAGTGGTAAGAAGTCTGCTAAGACAGGCGAAAGATATTTACCAAAGAATGCCCGTAATGCACTTTCTTCAAAAGAATACGCAGCAACAACTGCTAAAAAAAGAAAAGACACTGCAAAAGGTAAACAACACTCTGCACAGCCTAAGAAAATAGCTAAGAAGACTGCAAAGTATAGATAGTGAAAGAAGGCTATATAAAAAAGAAAAGTGCTACAATTCCGTTTGGCTACAAGTTAAGCGAAATAGAAGGGTACTTAGCTCCTATACAGTCTGAGTTAGATGTTTTACATGCGTATATAAAATCAGTAGAACAAGAAGAGTACTCTTTAAGAAAAGCAGCAGAGCTTATAAGTGAAGAGACAGGAAGAAAGCTAAGTCACGCAGGGCTTTCTAAAATTATAAAGAAGCAACCAGCTTCATCAAACAAATATCAGTATTCACCTGAACAAAAAAGAAAACAACAACTAGCTAGAGATAAAAAAGAATTAGCTAAAGTTAAAAAGAAAGTAGCTTATAAAGAAAATAAGATAGCAATAGAACATGAGGTTCTCAAAAAAGCTACAGAAAAAACTACATCTAAGATTGTAACAGACACAGAACTAGAACAACTATCTCCTTCCATGCTAGAGATATTAAAAGAATCAAAAGTAATCTTTCATCCTAACGATGGACCACAGACAGACTTTCTTGCTGCTGGTGAGAAAGATGTACTCTACGGTGGAGCTGCTGGTGGAGGAAAGTCCTACGCCATGTTGGTTGACCCATTAAGATATGCACACAAGAAAGCACATAGAGCTCTAATCCTTAGACGTTCTATGCCTGAACTAAGAGAGATGATTGATAAGTCTCGTGAATTATATCCTCAAGCATTTCCCGGTGCTAAGTTTAAAGAAGTTGAAAAGCTTTGGAACTTTCCTAGTGGAGCTCAAGTACACTTTGGTTTCTTAGAAAGAGATGCAGATGTATATAGGTATCAGGGACAAGCATACAGTTGGATAGGGTTTGACGAAATAACCCATCTACCTACAGAGTTCTCGTGGAACTACCTTGCTTCTCGTTTGAGAACAACCGACCCAGAAATACAAACATACTTACGCTGTACTGCTAACCCCGGTGGTGTTGGTTCACATTGGGTAAAGAAAAGATACATAGAACCTCAAGAACATAATAAAAGTTTTGAGGGTAAA